TAGTTGTCGTATCATTGCGACCAAACAAAAGACCGCCGCCTGCAGCGGAAACCAAGTTCAGCGTGTCGCGGTTGTCTGTTCCAGTGCCGATGTTGGTCGATGTGCCAACTAAGAGGCGACCCGAGCTGTCGATGCGCGCCCGCTCTTCTGTTCCACTGCCGTTTTCAGTCAAAAACAACAGTGCCGAGTTGTTTGTTGCCGTACCTAAGCCCTCAATCGCGCAATCAGTGAACGCAGTGCCAACACGATTTCTGAAGAAAATAGTTGAGCCGGTGTTGTTGCCTTGCCCAAGATTTTCTAAAAAGATCTGGTTTGGAGAGTTTCCGGAATTAGTGGTTCCAATATGAAGAGGCGCTTCGGGATTTGTGTCGCCAATTCCGACCTGACCTGCGCTATCAATTGTCATCCGCGCCGTTGGAGAAGACTCACCATCCGCCGTAGTCGAGAACACTAGTTTTCCCGGTTTATCGTCCGCAGCGTGATCGCCATCAGCCTGACAAGCAATGCGAGCAACTCTCTGGGAGCCTCCATCAGTTGAATGAAAATCAATTATTCCAATGAAGTCGTCAGCGGTAACTGTGCTGTCGTCCCTGCCTAGCAGCAGCTTGCCTGCAGCTGCGGTGAAGATTTGAACTAAGGCGTTTGTATCATCGCTAATTGACTGGTCACTAGTTGTGCCAACCAAGACGCGACCCGAGCTGTCGATTCGCATCCGCTCCGTCGTAGAAGCTGAGCCATCCGCAGTGGTAAAGAACCCTAGGCGTGACGGCTTGCTGTCATTGCTATGCGTTCCATCTCCGGCGCACTCAATTCGAGCGCATTCGTCATAATTACCGTCACTGTCGTTTCCGTAGAAACGCATACCACCAATCGCATTATTGTTGGTGACTGAAGTGTCATTTCGAGCGGCAATGTAGTACCCGCCCGTGTCGCTTACGGCTTGAATAACGGAGTTTGAAGATGTTTGAACTGCACTAGCCGTGCCAACTAAGAGGCGACCCGAGCTGTCTACCCTTAGATACTCGGTACTTGTGTCTTTAACTCGGAAATAGTCACCCTCGTCAAACTCAATAGTTATGGGATATGAGCCAGTGAAAAGCCGCACGCCGTCTGTAGCACGGTTGTCGTAATTAAGGTCAAGGCCGCCGTAAACAGTAGAGTCGGTGTTAAACGTAAATTGCAGGGCGCCTGTCGTTCCAGTTGATCCGGCTTTAATTTTTAAAGTGGCATCGGTGGCATCGAGAATCGCATTCCCTTCCACTTCAAGCTTTTCGCTGGCACCCCCGTCGCCAATCATGATGTTGCCGTCTGAGCTAATCCGCATCCGCTCGGTTACCGATGATGCACCGTCGGCGGTGGTGGAAAAGGCAAGCCTTGTCGGCTGACTGGAACCAGAGGTCCACGTTCCGCCGTCTCTGTGCGCGGTTACCCTTGCCGCTTGGACATGCCCTGAGTCAGTAAAGCTGAGAGTGCCTAAAAAGTCGCCGTCAGCAGGAGTTGTACTACCTTTGGCTAAATGAACAATTCCTGCACCGTCTGAGCCTGCATTGTTGCCTTGAAAAACAGCAATACAATTTTGCGCGGCGCTATTCGTCCCAACCAGCAGCCTGCCGCTTGAGTCGATAACCATCCTGGATTGGCTCGTGCCAGATCCGGTACGTTGACTGAAATGAAGTTCAGGAGAAAAACCGCTATTTGTTGATTGGGCGTAAATATGAGCGGCTTGAGTTGTTCCGCCAGCATTACTAGCTCGCAGCGATAAGGCTGTATACACCCCATCGGTTTGCGTAGTGTTAGTCAGCATTGCGCCACTTTGCGTGGCAGGGTAATTCTGACTCTGCGGTGCTGTATTAGAACTTGGTGCTTCTACTTCTAGACTTGTATCAGGACTCGCGGTGCCCACCCCGACGCGACCACTGTCATCAATGGTCATCCACGTTGTACTAAACGTACGCCCAAACGTGAATTGACCAGTGCCATCAGCAGCACCGTCAACCCAGAAGTTCATATTTCCGGCAGACGTAAAGATGTCTGCACGGTCGCTATTAGAGGTGCCGTACCAAAGACCGAGGTGGTTGCCACCAGTTGATCCTTGACCGTCTACGTTCTGACCAATGGAAAAACGAGCGTAATTGCTTACGTCCCTGGCACGAACAATGGCAAGATCTGCCGAGCCAGCGTTGGTCGTTCCAATACCAACATGATTACTAGTTGCGCTGACATGCAGCACATTGGTGTCAACAGTTAGATCCTGAGCGCCAAAGTCAGGGCTGATCTTCGTACCAGCAATCGCAGCGCTGGCACTGACATGCACGTTGTCGATAGACCCATCAACGTAGTGCTCGGAGTCAATCGAATCGTCGGCAATCTTGTCGCCGTTAATGGCATCCGCACCAATAGCATCAGCAGTCAGCGCGGTGCCGTTCCACACGCCGGTCGTAATCGTTCCAACGCTGGTCAGGCTGGAACCAGTAACACCAGAGCCAAGGGTGCTGCCGCTCAGAACATCAGTGCCAGCAATCTTGTAGGTTTTGCCGCTAGCGAGGTCAACGTTTTCGCTGCTAGTCCAGCTGTCAGTGCTATCGACCCAGTTCAGCGTTTTATCGGTAGCGCCTTTCAGCGTGATGCCGCCACCGTCAGCCGTCGTGTCACTAGGCGTATCAACCACGCCCAGCTCAATATTTTTGTCTTCAACAGTCAGCGTGGTGCTGTCAATGGTCGTCGTAGTGCCATTGACGGTTAGCGACCCAGAAATGGTCACATCACCGTTGTCATCAATCAGGATGCGCTCGACGCCACCAGTCGCAAACGCCAGCTGATCTGACGCATTCCGGTACATCCCGGTATCTTCGTCAACCGCAAACGCAACGCCAGGAAGAGCCGCCGTACCAGCAACGGCACTCTTCATCAGGTTGCCGATGCTGACCTTTTTGGTCTCGTCGTTGGCTACATCGACGATGGGCAGAACATCAGTGCTGTTCGGATCCGCAAAGTTGTTGAGATCCGTGATCTTGATGTTGGCCATCGATGTCGCTCCAGTACTGGAATCTTAGTTGTGGCTTAGGTCTTGATACAAGCCAGCAATGCCACGTTGCGCGGACGGTTTTCGGTGCCGCTGTTGTTGTTGATCGTGATGCCCGTGGTACGGCTGTTAGTCGTTTTGGTGCTAGCGGAACCGCCAGCGGGGACAGGGCTGCCGCCTTGCGCTGTGTTGTCGTTAGGACCCTGAACGTCGCTAACGGTGTGATTGTGACCTGGGTCGCTGATTCCGTGGTTGTGCGGTCCGATCATCTCCGCTTGAGATGACCCCATCGAGCGGCCGCTGTCTACTCCACGGCCGTCATCAAAACCACGGATAAACTCGCCCCTTAAATCTGGTAGCCCGAAAGTTGTGGATCCATCACCACCGCCATATCTCGTCCCGATGGCAGCAAACAACGTGGCGTAAGTAGTGCGGCTTACGTTTGAACCATCCGCTTTCAAATAACCGGTAGGGGCAGTGGTCCTGGCTGTGTAAATAACTGTCCCAGCAGGGGTCAGATCCGTTGCTGCTGGGATGCCAGCGATCTCGTCGTCAACATATTTCTTCGTCGCTGCATGAAGATTCGCTGTTGGTGCGGCATCTAGCGTCAACGTCCCAGTCATTGTGCCGCCAGCAAGCGGCAGGTAAGTAGCCGAAGCAGTGGTAATCCGCAAATAGCGGTCGTCTGCGTCTGCTTGGCTAATGCCAACCGGATCCACGCGGACAAAGCTAGTACCGTCGTAGACCTTCAGCTCGTCAGGCGTTTGGCTGGTGTCAAGCCACAGTTGACCAAGTGTGGGGCTGCTGGGTGCCGTACCACTTGGGTTGGTGATAACTGCCGAGCTAGGCAGGAAGCTAACCAGAGAAAAACTGGCGCCGTTATAGATCTTCAGTTCAGGTGGGTTGTTGGACGTATCGACCCACAGCTGACCGTTAGCTGGTGACGTTGGAACGTCTGACCCTCGCGTGGTCCCAAACTGGACCATCTCCAAGCCCAGGTTTTCTGCCGTGATCCGCTTGGTCTCGGTATCACTAACGTCAACAAAGACCAGCAGGTCATTTTCGACCAGAGTCTCTGATGCTGTCAGCTGGGATATGCGACGGTCAGCCATCAGTAGCCAATCACTGTGATGTCAACCTCACCGGCTACACCAGATCCGCTGGCATCGAGACAACTTATCGTAACTGAGGTCGTGGATTTAGCTGTGACCACAGCAGTCACCGCAGTTGAACTACCCGTTTGAAGCGCAGTGATCTGCACGCTTTGAACGCTGCGGAAGGTCTTCTCCAAGCTGACTTCAGTTCCAGCACTGCTGATTTCAACATCGTTCCGCTTCTCGATCACATCGGGGTAGTCCAGCTGGGCGGTCAGCGCAGTGATATTGCCAGCGGTGATGCCATCAGGTGATTTGAAGGTGGTCTCCACGCGGTACACGTCACCAAGCAGTCTTTCGTATGGGGCGTAAGGGTGAACAATGCCGCCCTCTGCCAATTCGGTGTCGCTGTAGAACCGTTGTTCAGCCAAGATGCCAAACGCTGCACCCCGAACCGCATACGTTCCAGTGGCAGTGCCGCTAAGCGTGATCGCGGCGCCGCCTTGGGTTTCAGCAACTCGGAAGACCGTAGTAGTCAGGTCAGTCGCAACGACGTGATAAGTCGTACCGGTTGAAATGCCCGTGGGCAGGTCACCGTCTACCTCAATAAATTCCAGCGTGTCGTTCTCTTCCAACAGGTGCGGAATGGTGGTGCTGTCCCGCTGGAGCTGGAAGCTGCTGCTGGCAACGTCGATCACCACAGGCGTATCCTCCTGCAACAACTTGTCGTCATCGTTGTCGCCGTCAGGATCCTGCACCAGCACAGTGTCCGCACCAGTCAAAGCAACCAGCTTGTGCTGGTACGTTGCCGTCGCGGTAGTGCTCAGCAGTAGGTTGCTTTCTTCTTCGTTGTTATCGAAGTTCCAAGTGAAAATGCTGTCCCGACCTGCGTCGGTTTGAACCAGATCGCCACTGCCATCGACTTCGCAGTTGATGTAGTTGCCGACCCAGCCACCAGCGCCTTGAGTCCTGGCGTTGATCGTTGCAACGGCATTGCTAACCGGCGGGGCGCCGATGTTGACCAGCACAAAGGCAGGAAGGTCAGAGCGCCAGTTGGTCGCATCAACCGACTTCACCATCACCACCCAAGAGTCGGTGTCAAACAGGCTGGTCTCAAACCACTGCTGATTGGCGTTCAAACCACCAGACGCCAGCTCAAGTCCAGCGCCCCAGCTGGCAGACAAGTTCAAGCGAGTGGCGAGGGCTGCCGGACCTGAAACGCGGTAGCTGCCGGTTGCCGTACCAGTCAGATTGATTGGATCGCCACCTGCAGTAGCAGCCACCTTGAACTCAACGCTGTTGAATCCGTCAGCTGCGACGAAATAGGTGGTGCCAGCTGTGATGCCCGTGGGCAGCATTCCAGTGGCAGCAGCAAAGACGATTTCTTCGCCAACAGTTAGCAAGTGCTGGTTGGTTTTGATGCCAATAACCGTTGAGGTTTTGACCGTGATGATGTCGGTGTCAACGTCAAACTCGACGATGTTGTTGGCAAGCTGGCCACGCTTAAAGCGGACTTCATAGCCAATAATGTCGCTGACAACCTTTTGATCCCAGCTGCCGTATTCACTCAGCGGTAGCTGCCAGCTAAAGCGTTTGCCTGCACGGTTGGCGCTCTCAACAACGCTGAAGTTGTTTGGTGCGGGGGGTGCAATCTCACCACGCTCCACCACGTCGTAGATGTAGTCATCAGGGGTTTCCCCGAAGATTGCGCTGGTGAAGCTGATTCGAACGTCATAGGTATCAGGCGCGTGGAACGCGATCGTGTAGTAACCCGTCAGCGGGATGTCAGCCAGGAAGTAGTACCCGTCGTTGCCTGGGGTCTTAACGCCAGGGATTTCACCGCCTTTCAGGTTGCGAGGTTTAGCCCAACACCTGAAACCAGTAATGCGCGGCAGGATCGGACACGTCCCAGGATCAACAATCAGCAGTTGGGTGCCATCAGGCTGGTTGGCGTGGGTGACGGTGGCGCCAAATTCTGCGGCGCTTAGATCTGGAATTGCGTCAAAGGCGGAAACGCTGACGGCTGAAAACTCGCTCTGACGGCTCAGGCGGTCAAAGGTTGCAGCCCGGAACTCGTAGGTGTTGCCGTAGACGTGATCCGGCAGGCTGACCGTGGCGTTGGTGACTGAGGTGACTTGGACCTCGTTCCACTGGGCAGCTCCGGTCTGGCGCCACTGATATCTGTAGCCGCGAATCAGTACGTCATCTGCACCGTTGCGTTGAGGTGCTTCCCAATCAGCGCTGATCTGGGTGCGACCGTTGTTGTAAACCAGCTTTGCGGTCAGCTCGACAACAGCCTGCGGCGCCTCAAGCTTGAAGCGATCCTTGGGAACTGCAATCGGCAGATCGTTATCGACGTAATCGAACTTGCTTGCGTTGTACTGAACTGCCTCAACTTGGAACACCAGCGGTTCCACTTCACTGATGGCAACAATCTTGTAAAGCGCAGCCTGCATGTCAGACCACTCAAGAACCCAAAGCGCATTGGCTTGGGTGTCGATGATGCCGTCAACTTCTGCGGTTGTCGTTCCAAGCGAATCAAGCGCGACCAAACCGCCCAGGCTGTCGCCTGCTTGGGTGATTAGCTCGTCGTCTAAATCTTGGCTGGCAAAAACCCGAAACTCAGGATTGCTGAAGTCCTGGCTTGCACTGACAAGATTGTGAACGCTGAGCTTGGGGCGCTTGGTGATTGAGCCATCAGGGTTGGTGACGGTCTCGCCGTCAGGCACCACCAAAGTCAGCGTGTAATCAATCGCGTCGTTCAGGTTCAGAACGGCGTCAAGTTTGATGTTGTTGCCGTCAATGCTCTTGATCCGACCGCCCAGGCGCTGACCCTGTTTCATTGGGTCGGCAATCTGGATGATCTCGCCAACGCCAGCCGCTAAGCCCTCTGCAGCAATGCGGAAGCTGACCTTTTCTGTCAGATAACGGTTGGAAAACAGCGTGTGCTTTGCTGCCCGCAACGCTTGACCGCGAGAGGTAACGCCAAGCAGGCGCAGGTCGATCGGGTTGTATCCGAAGGTCTCCAGCAGCGCGTCATCCTGCTGATACTCAGTGACGCTGGAGTAGGACTGATTTGGGTCGTCCCAATTGGCAAGAACAACGGACTTGCGAGCGCCGCGTGCTGTACCGCTATAAGTGAAACAAGGTGCGGTAACTTGCCCGGAATCGTCAATCTCCTGGATAACGTTGGATTCGCTGAACTGCTGAACCGGAACTTGCTCACGATCCTGCGTTAGGAACAGTTTCCCTTGGCTGTAATAAATCAAGCCCCGGAAACACGAGGCAAGACCGTTCAAAACTTCATAGACGCTGCCTGCATTTTGCAGATACACATTGCAGGTAAAACGAGGCTCAGTCCCGCCGTTACCATCAGGAACGAGCTCATCACAATACTGACTTACAGTGTAAAGATACCACGGATCTATCGAGATATTTGATACATAACGCGCTACACCAAAGCGGTCATTGACAACAATATCCCGGAAGATCCACGCAGGATTATCAGTCCAAGCCGTTTGGAACGTGCCATCCCAGATGCCGGTATAAACGCGGGTTTCGGCGTTGTAGTTACTAGGGACCTGAACGCGCTTGCCGCGCAGGCGAACTGAAACGTTTGGGATGCTGTTGAACTGACGAGCATCAACCTTTAGCGCCAGCAACGCGGTATTGGGATAGGCAAATTTTTCGTCAATAATCTCGACGAGTGACTGCCATCGCGTGAGGTTTGCGACGAATCCACTGCTGTCGTCACCCGTCAGACGAGTCAGGCGAATCGTCCAAGGTCCAGTGCCATCTAAGTCAAACTCATACGCACGCTGGAATTGACTGTTTGATTTACCGCTAACGGTTGGCGAATCAATCTCGACGTAAGAGCCGCCGTTAGCAGAAACCTCAATCTTGAATTGAACGCTTGTTCCAACTACATCACCGTTGTCCCTGTTCTGCGCCTGCAGCGCAGGGAAAGTCATAATGATGCGGCACCGCTCAACATCGGTGTCGGTAATAGTGCGGGTAAGCGCCCCGGCAGCAACCGTCAGATTGGTATTTACGCCAACAACGTTTTCAGTGGTACTAAATCCAGTGATCGGCGTCTGGGTTTCATCCGTCCCAGTGCGGTGATCAATCGTGTAGCCCTGGAAGTTATAGGTATCGTCTTCGTTCTGGATCGGCGTTGAATCCAGGAACGTATCTTTTGTGATGCTGTTAGGGAAGCCTTCGATTTCGCCTTCGCTCAGTGCATAAACCGTTTTGGCAAATGCAACCGAAAACAGGTTGTTTGCCGCGACAGTTGGCTGCCTAGCTGTAGGCGCCGCAATCGTGACGTTCTGTTGAACGGTCTGTTGAACAACTTGTTGACCGCCACCGCCGCCACCAGCACCGCTGATTTCAGGCAACTCTTGAAAGTCTTCCATCAGAGGCTGTTCTGCAGTTCCAGACCGAAGCTCAGAATCGGAGTCGATCCGATGATGCGCTCACCGTAGAGCACTGGAACGACTTCGCCCTGCTGAGTATTGGCGTTGGACTTATCGAATGTGAACGACTTTCTTTGGTCCTCACGGCTGCGTCCACCAGTCGCTCCCGATCCGATGCCACCCGCCCCACCGGCAACGTTCGGCATTTTCGGAGTGGGCGTCAGGAGGTCAGCAACGCCGCCAAAGATCAATGATGCGCCCACGGCGCCAATGCTGATTGCCGTGCCCGCGCCAAAGCCCAAGCCCAAGCCAAACAAGCCAGCACCTGCAGTAACGACGGCGAAAGCAACGATTGCAACCCCTGTAATGATTTTGCCGACGGCGCCTTTGCCCACTGGAATCGGCGCTAAAACAAATCGCTTACTTAACGGCCACAGAAGCTGCTCTTCGTCTAACCCTTCAGGATGTTCTGTAATGGCTCGCCAAGCAATTCCGTTTTCACTTGATTCCAAAAAATACTCGCGCAAGCCAGGGAGTTGAACACAAAGTGCGCGAACAGCTTCGGCTGGTGTTTTTACCGCAAGCTTGAATTGACGACCAAAACGGCGACCAGCCTCGCCAAGCAATCGGATCGTCACCATCAGCCTGCCCTCCGCACAACCATGTATGTATTCTCGCGGAAATATCCGCTGTAGGAAGTCGTCCCAGACAACCTGCCGACCAAATGCTGGTACAGCTTGTTGGCAGCTGGGTCCTCCACTACCGCGACGTGATTACAGGCATTTTGGTTGCGAATCCTGAAAAGGATCACATCTCCACGCACCAGATCCACACCCGCAGGCAGCTTGACGAAACCTTCGGCGGCAAAGTTCTGCTCAAAAAACACGAAGCCGGGTTTTGACCACTCGCCTTCGTACCGGCGCGGATAGTCGCCCATCTCAACGCCCATTTGCTGCTTGTACCAGTCCCGCACGGCGGAATAGCAGTCATAGACGCCATAGTTCCATGGGCGCCCCAGCAAACCTGCGTCCTGGGACGGATCTAGCCAGAACGCTTCGCTGCCGCTGCAGTTCCAAACTGCGTAAGGCAGATTCAGTGCTTTGCACGCCTTGATGTCAGCTGGGCTGAAGCCGCTGTACTTGGCGTGGCTGTGCCAGCAAGCTTTGGCGTCATCCAGATAGTCGGCAGTGTCCTGGGCGCTGATGACAAAAGTGTCTGGCTCGTTGCTAATGTTCTCGCACTCCACCACCGAGCCGTCCAGCAAGATGAACCCGCATGTCTCCTTCGGGTATGCACGTTCTGCATAAGTGCGCATCGCCAACCGCTGCTCAGCGGTAAGCGGGTTTTGCCACTGAGACAGCATCAGCCTTGTGAATCGACGAGACCAGGGAAACCGCCAAAGGGCAGGCGATCACCAGACCCAAAACGCAGTTGGCAGCTGCTTAGCCGCTTGCCGCAGACATCATCAGCGACATCCGTGACTGCATTGTCGTTTGCGTCGAAATAATCGGTGCCGTCGTAGTGGCAGCCAATATCACCCTTGTAAATCCACTGGCATTGCTCACGCAACAAACGACGACCAGGCAAACTCCGACCTTCAAGGTCAAAGGGCACCGCCAGCTGGAACGTCACCGCCAGCTTGTTTTCGCTGGACTTCTGCTCAACAACCCACTCGTCTGGTCCCCAATAGGCGTCAGGGTCCGCACCAGGGGTGCCGTCCAGATACGTCGTCAGCGTGCGGATTCGACTGACGCTGGCACCAACCAAATCGCTATAGGTGTTGGTCAGCGTTGTAATCGCCAAGCCAACGTTGGCGAACGTGATGCTGGGTCGCTCCAGCTTGCCGCTGGTATTCAACTCAAAGCCGCTCGCCTGCATCGGCACTGCGGTGTAGGTGTTGCTGTCGTAGGTGATGTCGTCACCGTCGGTATCCGACCAATTGCAAAAGCGATAGATCGATTGGTCAGTCGATCCAGCAGGCAACAACGTCGAAATGTCCAGAGTGAAGAGGTCAATGACCTCCGGCATCTGGGTCTTAAACGTCTCGGCAACAGGTGGTGTCTGCGTCATACGAATACCCGCTCCAATTCAAATGCAATCGTCATAAACGAAGAGCTGACTGGTGTCATCGACCAGCCATCGCGCACGATGTAATCACGGGCTGCCAAGGTCAACGTGACCTCGACCACTGTGCCGTTATCGATGTCAACCGAAGTCAACAAACCAGTTGCAAGGTTGGCGGTGTAATTCGTGGGGCGGGTGTAGCCATCAAGCGACAGCGTGCTGATGTCCCTGTAGCCCAAATCCAATTCGCCACTGGCAAACGGACGAGAAAACGTCTTGGTAGACATTGGAGCGGTCCACTCCACTGCCGAACCACGCAAAGTCAGCAAATAGCTCTCGATGGAATACGCATCCGCGTAGGGCATCGGAGAGGTCTGGCACTGCCAAACTTCACGGTCAGTATTCAGTCCGTCGGTCAGCAGTTGGACGTAGCCATCGCCAAACGTTGCCTGCTGACGGCGTTGGCTGCGCTTGACCACTGGTGTTGCATGTGCCAGTGGTATGTCGTTGAAGGCGATGTAAGCCATTAACGCAAGACCCCTCCGCTACGACGCTCGTTGACCAGCGTTGACATCACGATACCTTGAACTTGATTGGCAATTTGCTTCTGAGCGGCTGGGCTGAGTTGCTCGCCAGTGTTTTGAACGTTGATATTGATAGCGCCAACCTGAACGCGGTTACCGCCACCACCACCTCGCGGGACAAAGATCTCAGGTCCTCTTTCTCCAACGACGTAGTTGGAGCCAGCAGAAACTGGACCGCCGTTAGCCCTAGGCTGAGCACCATAAATGCCGCGAAACTGAGCGCCAAAGCTCTCCATGACGGCTTGACGGTTGCCGCCAAAATCGCCTACACCCGACATAAGTGCCAAGAACAACGGGTGAAACGGCAGGAACTTGCCGCCCAAATCAATCATGTGATTCGGGATGATCTGACCACTGCGACCAGGGCGGAAATATTCGGGACCGTTCTCCCCGACCATGTAGCCCCTGCCAGCACCAACGCGACCGCCGCCTGCTCTGAAGCCGCTGAAGCCGCCCAAGCCCTTGAGCGATCCCCCAATACCAGTCAAACCAGTCGCGCCTGCGTAGCTGGCACCAGCAGCAGAACCGCCAATCCCCATCGAAACACCGCCGCTCAATGCGCCTTTGCCGCTCAAAGCAGCGCCGACAGAAGCGCCAGGGCTTAATGCACTGGTCAGCAACCCGAGCAAGCCCTGAGCGGCTGCCTGGGCAGCCATCTTCAACAGGTTGTTGATGATCTGGTTCGACATGCTGCGGAAGGCGTCCGCGATGCTTTGCGTGCCTTGCATGACGTTGGCAACCATCTGAGCAAAGCTGTCAGTGGTGATGCCGATTGCCTTGCCTAAATCCTCGACCGGATTTTTAGCAGCAGCAAACTCCAGGCTGGCAATAGCTGCATCGCCCAGCGTTTTGGTAAGCGCTGAAGTTTTGTCTGCTTGCTGGTCAATGACCTGACCAAGCTCTCTGCCCAGCTGAATATCGACCAGCTGCAGTTCGATACTGCGAGCAGTAGCAGCGTTTTTTAGGACAGTGGCATCAGTGACGCCTTTAGTCAGTTCCGCGTATTTGCGGTCAATTTCAAGGCGCTGAACGTCAGCCTCAGCCCTGACGCGATCCAGCTCGCCCTGCTGACTTTCAACCGTCAGCCGATTCCTTGCCGCGAAGAGGAACTCCTCGGATTGCTTTTGAAGCTGAGCCAAGCGATCCTTCGCTTTTTTGTCTCGGTCGCCAGCGGTAGGACCGCCGGTCAAGCCGCCACCAGCTGATTCGCTCTTCTTCTCAACCTCTTTGATCTTGGACAGCAGGTCGTCGTAGTTTTTCTCGATTGCATCCCGGCGGCTCTTCAGCGATCGCTTGATCCGGTTGGACCCTGCAGTAGCGATCCGCTTGTCAAGCTTGTCGATCTCGTCCTGATAGGTCTGAAGCTTTTCGTAGCCTTCAGTAATCGTCTTGTTGCCTTTTTCAATTTCCCCCCTGAAGCGATCGGCAGCAGTCGCGGATTGATAAAGAGCAACGCCCAGCGCTGATACGCCAGCTGCCAGAGCAACCCATGGACCCGCCGCAATCAATTTGGCGGCGCCAAGTGCTTTCAGTAGCCCGATCGTGGTGTTCAATGCTGGCGCCAGGGTCACGAGCGCAGCAGTTACGCCAGTGATGCCAGCAGCAAAAGCCTTGACAGGACCAGGCAGATCCAAGAAGTTCTGAATCGCGCTCGTCAGCGCCTTCAGCAGCGGCGTAAAGGCAGGCAGCAACTCAGTGCCGATCGCCGCCGACAATTCCTTTTGAGCCTTTTGGAACTCACGAAGACGTCCTGCTGTGCTGTTGAAGGATTCTTCGAGCTCTTCTGCTCCTTGCTTTTTGATATTGCGCAGCGCTTGAATCAGCACCGGAGCGCTGACCTTACCTTCCGCCGCTAGTGCCTTAACTTCGCCCCTTGAAACCCGAAGGATCTTTGCGACGGCATCAATGACCTGCGGCGTTGCCTCATTGACTGCCCGAAATTCTTCACCAGCCAAACGCCCGGAACCAAGCGCCTGGTTCAACTGGAGCTGCGCCGATGCCGCTTCTTGCGCCGTGACCTTGTTGATGGCAAGGACAGTATTGAAGCCTTCGTAGACATCCTTGATTTCCGCCAGGCTTGCGCCCTGTGGTCCAAGGCGGTTACCCAGATCAATTAGCGAAGTAAGCGTGTCAGCCTGGGTCAGGCGGAATGTCCGGGCGGACTGGGCAGCTACTCGCTGGATACCATCAAGCTGCCCAAATCGCTTGACCAGAAGCTCCGCTCGCTTCTCGGCGTTCTCAAGCTCAACAGCAACGCCGATTGTTCCGCGCAAAGTGCGGAAGCCCGCGTAGGCAGCAACAAGACCGCGAACGCCCTGCGTCTGTTCTCTTATCCCTCTTGTCTGTCGCTCAAGATTCCGCGAGAGAAGACGCGTTGTCACGGTCACTCGCCGTTGTGCTTTGGCGAGTGCCTCTTCTTGCTTTTGCAGTGCAGCAGCTGCTTTGCGAGTAGCCCTCAAAGGGTTAATCGCCTTGGCGGCATTGACAATCAGTTCAACTCTGGACTGAGCGTCTGCCACCGCTGCTTTCTCTTACAGATACATCAATGCTATCTGCGCCGCATTTGGGAGCGCTGCGCCTCCCTCTTCTCGCGGTCGTTCTTCAGCTCGTAATAAGCAGCGTAGTAGAGCAGCTCAGCGTCGGTCAGCTCAGTGCGCAACCGGCTGACCGTCATCCCAAGCTCGCAGGACAGGAAAAACTCAAAGTTGAGCCAGTTGTCCTGCTTCAGTCGTTTTTTGCTTCCTCCAGGCTGAGGTCTTCACCCAAGCCAAACAGGAACAGCTCCAGTTCGTTTAGGACAGACTCAGGCAACATGCGCTGCAGCTTGGCGGCATCAGCAGAGGCAAAAGCCTTGCTGCCATCCTGCAGTTCTGCCATCTGGCACAGCATTTGAGTGCTGATGTCCAGGGCGTCTTCAGTGCCAGCCAGCGCCTGCGCTTTCTTGCGGTCAGAGCGCGTGATCGGCTTGAAATAAAGATCGACGACGGGCTTGCCGTCGCCGTTTTTCAGAACAAATTTGCGGCGCTGGTTAAGGTCAAAAGCCTCAACCAGCATGTCTACGGTCCGCTTTGATGCTGACATCAGGGCTTATTTAATCGCCCTGACTATACACCTCATCACTCAAGGTTGCCGGTGATAGTACCGCTGGTGACGAAGTTGCAGCTGACGACAACCAGATCTCCAACAGTGGAGCTGATCTCCATGTCGGTGATGATGCCAGCGAAGCTGATCGAATCAGTGCCGCTAGTGGTGCCGGTGGTGAACAGCTCGAAGGTGGCGTCTGCTGCGTCAGCAGTGGTAAGCACGTCTTCCAGGAAGCCAGCTTGACCAGTTGCGTCGGGGTCATAAACCAGCTCGACAGTGCCGGAACCGGAGATCAGGCTGCCAACAAAGGAACGAAAGGTGTCGCCGTGATCGGTGACATCAAGGGTTTCTTTGGTGGTAGTCAGGCTCCAGCTGCGGGTGCCGACGATGGTTGCGTTGGTAGTACCAGCAGCGTCGAACTGGACTGCGCCCTGTTCGCCTCGAAGGATTGCCATGGGTCAGAGTTCCTCGATGGATTCAAAGGTCACACGGACCTGGGTTTGAAAGTAGCCCTCGGGAGCTGGTGAAGCCAGTGCCTCTGGACCTGTGGGAGCGTCGAAGAAAACCCCCGACACGTTGACCCTATTGTAAAGATCACGGATTCTTTTCCCGATCGTGTAGTTGGCGCCAGGACCAACACCAGGGGCAGAGAAGATGTTGATTGTCAGTAAGCCAAAAATTCGGTTTTGGCTGTTGGTGGTGCTGCCTTGGCTCAGGTATTCGTTGGCGCCAAAGGTGGTCAGGCATTGCACCCAGCTTGATGCTGGCGTCGGCTCGAACGCCATGTTGTGAAAGACCACCGGGATGGCAGGGTTTTCTGCTAGCTCAGTAGCCAGCCGTCCTTCGATGACAGCGCGGACGGTGTTGAGGTTGGTGGCTGCCATCAGTTGCCCCTAACGATTGCTCTCATCAGTTTGGGGACATCTTTGGTTGCGATCTCTTTGCCAAGCAAATCAGGGAATCCTTTGACTGCATTGACCCTTGTCCGCCATTCGCCTTTCCAGGATGGTGGCAGGTTGGTGCCATACATCACCGGCTCGGCGTATTCCATGCTGTTGATGATTCGCCCGGTGTAAGGCTCGCTGATGTTGACTTGCCAGGACTGGCGCAGAACACCGCCGCCAGGGTCAGGGCTAACAGGCGTTCCGAGATTTGGCGGCTGCCGGACTTGCAGCTCGTACTGCCATTTCAGCGTCGTGCGCTTAACCAGCGCCTGAATCTGCTCGTCGTAAAGATCTCCGATCTGGTCCAGCCGGATGTTCCGTGCCATCGCTACGCCCTCAAGATCAGCTCGTAGACGATCGCCGTATTGTCTTGCTCAGTCGTGTTCACCTGGATAACCTGGTGGACCACGCTGCTAATGACGATCCGGTCCTTCGTCTCCGGTGCAGTGGTCACGGCAGAAGCCGCAATCACAAGGCGCTTGTCGCCTGCCTGCACCAGCTCGTTGACCTCACGCAGCGCCACGTCGCTGAGCACGCCTTTGACCGTGGCATCTGACTCGCTTTCAGTAATCGCGCCGGTCGTCGTGTTGTAGCTCCCGCCCGTCACGATCCGCACGGTCACATCACCACCGAACTTGCCGACGACCTTGTTGGCGACCTTGCGTAGCGAGCTGGAAAGCGCCATCAGATTCGATACGCAATGCACGCCCCATTCTGGAGCTTGATGCTGGTGATGTATCCCGCGATATGGGCGCCCTGATCGACGCTGACACCGCTAAAGCTGTCGTCGATGATGTTTGTGCTGACGATCGAGTCGATCGTGCTGCTCTCGTAAAAGTCGATCTGGATAAAAGTGCCCGTATGGGTCTCGGTGTCGTTGATCACCTCCGCGCCCAGCGCGTAATCAATGCCGGAAATCGCAGACCCTGCTTTAGCCATGTCAGATCTTGTAGGCGATCACGGCGCCACTGCTATTCAGCGTGAAGGCGGTGAACACGCCCTGGATGACAAAGCCTGCAGGCAGCGATTCCCCAACGATGCTGTTGCCCGTCCAGTTCTGGGCAGTCAACGCGCTGAAACTGGTGTTGTTCTTCAAGATCGAGATCTTGTTCCAGCGCCCAGTTTGCGCGTCCGTGTTGCTGACGAAGTCAGCACCAATGCTGTAGCTCGGGTCAATCTGAACGCTTCTATGCATGATCAGAGCCTGTAAGCGATGACAGTGCCGCTGGTCAGCGTGATGCTGGTAAACACCCCATACATCTCGCAGCTCGCCTTCAGGGGCACAGCGGAGAGCGTGTTGCCGGTGTAGTCCTCAGCGCTCAGCGTGTTGATCACCGAGTCCTCAAGGGCGACGATCTTGCCGAAGCGTCCGGTATGCGCCGCCGTGTCGTCGATGTATTCAGCGCTCGGGTAGGCGTACCCCATGATCAGCTCCGCTTGACGGCGATGTTGCCCGGTCCACTAATTCTAAGTCCGGTGAAATAACGCTCGACCATTGGCGGGATGCGGTCAGCACCAGTCGCGCCGTAGGTGTTTGGCGTGACGTCTAGGTTGCCGATCTTGACGTTCTTGTAGTCCTCAAGCCCGCTCAGACCCAGCCCGTCCTTGTTGTTGTTCAGGTAGACCGCGAGGACCGCCTGCGCCTTCTTGACCTGATCCGGAATCTCGGTGTCGGTGAAGTAATCAGTCGTGATACGAAACGGAAAACCCACCGCATAGGTGTTGATGTAGGTATCCGGTTTCCTGACTCCGGTGCGCGGCCACTGGAGAGACTGCGTATCAGTCGCACGGGCACCTAAAAAGCGTTCACGGTCAATGCGCTGCGCTGCTGTGTAAAGCGCGCGGTTCTTCTGGTCGTCAGTTGCCGAAGCCCAGGCGGTCACATCATCGTCTTGGACCAGACCGTCGATGATGGCGTTGGCGTCACTCAGCGTCAGGTAGCTGTTTGCGCTTGCGCCCCCGGCTGTTGCGTCGATTGAGATTGCCATCGGGCTTCTCGGAAGATTGCTTGGTGGCTTCTTTCACAGGGGCAGAGGTTGCCGCCGAAGCAGCAACCTCACGCTCCCGTGCTCGCCTAAAAGCGAACAGACCCATGATCAGGAGGCAGCAGCCTTGATCACGGCGTAGTTCAGCACCAGGGCTTCACCTGCGGTGGTGCCCACGTTGCTCAGGGTCACATCGAAGGAACCTGCAGCAACGGCGCTGATGCTCACGATGTAGGTGCCGGTGGAGGCACCAGATTGCAGCGAGATAGCCACAACATCGGTAGCAGCCACTTTGTCGTTGGTGACGGTGAAGGAAACTTCAGCGCCGCCAGCCAAAGAGGCGTCGGAGGTGGTGATCTGACCAGCAGCCTGGTTCAGGGTCACGCCAGTGGACTTGTCGGTCGCCTGGGTCACGGCTCCACCAGAGGTGTAGCCGAGAGCTTTGCCAGCGCCGATCTCAAACAGAGATGCCATCGTTAATGCCTCCTATCAGTCCATGTTGGACGTGTTGGTGGCGCGCACGATGCCGAGGTTCTTAAGCTCGT